CTGAGGTTCGTAAGTGGTCGAATGTAGATTCTCGCGGTAAAGAGGGAATCGAGGAAGTTACAGCGGTTGGGTTTGGTGCTGTAATGATCCGTAAGGAAGTATTTGAGAATACTGGTAGACCTTGGTTCGATGCTGGATGGGGTTCTAACGGTGTATGTGGTGAGGATGTATATTTCTGCGTCAAGGCTGGTTCTGAGGGCTTTCAGACGTATGTAGACCATGAGCTATCGATGCACATCAGGCACATAGGTACATACGAATATGGCTGGAAGGACTTTGAGCAGTTAGAGGAATAAATATGCCATTTGCAAGCTATTCGGAACTAAAGACTACGGTAGCGAATTATCTAGCCCGTAGTGATCTAACATCGGTTATCCCCGATTTCATCCGACTAGCTGAGGAAAGGCTACGTCGAGACATTCGGACTCGGCAGATGTTGATTGTCGCAACGGCATCGACTACAGGTGGTGATTCTACTGTTGGGCTACCTACAGACTTCTTAGAGATGCGCGATATTCACCTGAACACGAATCCGGTGACTACATTGCGCTACAAGGCTCCTAATAGCTTCTACGCTGAGTCTCGCGTAACGGATGGAGGTAAGCCAGTCGATTACACGATTCTAGGCTCTGAGATACAGCTAGCCCCATCTCCTGATGGTACTTACGTTCTCCAGATGCTGTACTACGGCAAGCCTCCGCTGTTGTCAGATAGCAATTCTAGCAACATCTTCCTAGCTAATTATCCTGATGCTTTGCTATATGCGTCTTTGGCTGAAGCAGAGCCTTATCTAATGAATGATGCCCGTATTCAGACATGGGCTACCTTATATGATCGTGCTGTAATGGCGATTACGAACTCTGACCAGTCGAGTGAATACAGCGGTCAGCCTATGTCTATGTCTTATAACGTGAGGTGAAATCATGGCAGAAATGTCGAATTATCTTGAAGACGCATTGATTAACGCTACTCTGCGAAACACGAGCTACACAAGCCCGTCAACGGTTTATCTAGGTCTATTTACTAGCGACCCGACAGATGCCAATACAGGAACTGAAGTTTCTGGTGGCTCGTATGCTCGTCAGTCGATTACGTTTGGTGCGCCTAGCAATGGTGTTAGCACTAATTCCGCTGCAATTGAATTCCCACAAGCTACAGGATCGTGGGGTACGGTAGGATGGGTTGGAATTATGGACTCCCTGACTACTGGGAATCTTCTATATCACACGGCTCTGGATGCGTCTAAAACGATTGCAAGCGGTGACATTTTCAAGATTGCTATCGGATCGTTGTCGGTGACGCTTGCCTAAATTATGTTTGGCATAACAGCATACTCAGAGGTTCCATTTTCGTCCCTAGCCGGGGGCGTTACTTTATTTGGTTCCGCAAGTGTAGATGCTTCTGCCACCGTTACCGCTACCCCAACAAAAATAACATTTGGCACAGGTTCTGTAGATTGTTCGGCTACTGTATCTGCTAACGGTGGTAAGTTAATTGATGCAGTTGCATCGGTTAATGCTTCTGCTAGCGTATCTGCTGACGCTACTGCTGTTTATGCTGGTGCTGGTGATATTTCGTGTTTTGCGGACGTAAGTGCATTAGCTACTAGAATCCAATTTGGCGATGCCTCGATAACATCTGATGCCACAGTTACTGCTGACGGTATTAGGGTTAGGACAGCAACTGCTGACATATCAGCAACTGCTACGGTTACTGCGCTTGGTGGAGTAATAAGGTTTGCTAATGCTTCTATAAATGCTATTGCGACGGTATCGGCAGATGCTACGGCGATATATGCAGGTGCAGCAGCAATTAATGCGACAGCAACGGTCTCAGCATTAGGCACTAGAGTTCAGTTTGGTAATGCTTCCATTACGTCAGATGCAACTGTTACCGCTGATGGCATACGAGTCAGAATGGCAACTGCTGCGATTGCGGCAGATGCTACTGTAACCGCTAACAGTGGCGTTATTTACGACGGTCATGCCTCAGTTAATGGTATGGCAACTGTTGTATGTAATGGCTTTGGCATTTTCGCTGGTGTAGGCAGGGTCAATGTTGTAGCAACGATTAGTGCCAATGGTGGGATTATTGGTGAGGAATGGTCTGATGTTGCTCCTGAATCTAATACATGGACTGAACAGAGTGCTGTAGATAACGAATGGACTGAAATAACTGCTAGCTCTAATGATTGGAGTGTTATTTCTGCAAATAATAACAATTGGACTCAAGTAAGTGGGAGTTCTGATAACTGGGCGAGGGTGTAATGCCACTTGTTTTAGCTGATCGTGTAAGAGAAACGACTACCACTACTGGAACCGGAACAGTTACGCTTGCTGGTGCTGTTACTGGTTTTCGATCATTCTCTGCTATTGGTAACGGGAACACAACCTATTACACCATTGCTGGACAAGGTAATAGCGAATGGGAAATAGGCATCGGAACCTATACATCCTCTGGCACGACTTTATCGCGTGATACTGTATTAGCGTCTAGTGCTGGTGCGCCTACTAAAACTAATTTTACGTCTGGCATAAAAGACGTATTTGTAACTTATACAGCGGCTAGGTCTGTAAACGTCGATGGTTCGTCAATTGATACGTTTGGTTTAGGTGCAGTACAGGGAGACATTCTTTACGCATCTTCCGCAGATAATTTTGCTCGTCTCCCAAAGAACACAACGGCTACGCGCTATCTTGCTAATACGGGGACAAATAATGATCCTGCATGGTCGCAAATTAACTTAGCAAACGGTGTAACAGGTACTTTGCCAGTTGCTAATGGTGGTACTGGTATTACAAGTTTTGGCACAGGTGTTGCAACTGCATTAGGGATAAATACAGGTTCTACGGGAGCATTTGTAGTTAATGGTGGTGCAGGTGCATTTACTACACTGTCTGCTACTGGAGTTACTACAGTTCAGGCTGGTACTGTATCTGCTCCAGCTATTACGACATCAGGCGATACTAACACTGGTATTTTCTTCCCTGCTGCTGACACGATTGCTTTCTCAGAGGGCGGTGTTGAGGCGATGCGGTTGGACTCCTCCGGCAACGTGGGGATTGGTACGAGTTCGCCTAGCGGTAATTTTCAAGTAAGTGGAGCAAACCCACGAACACGGTTGACTAATACTAGCGGCACAACGACTACTGTTTTACAGGGTAGTGATTCTGGTGCGGCTTTTATTGGAACAGAAACCAATGCCCCGTTTTATTTTGTCACCAACAACACCGAACGTATGCGCATCGACTCTAGTGGTCGATTAGGTTTCCCGGGTGCGCAATCAACCTATGGCGCAGTGACGGTTTACGGAACAAAAAATGGATGGGGTGGCATTAACTTCAATAGCACCGCTGGAACAAACATCGGTACGTTGATGATAACTGATGGGTTTGGCGGGTTTTTTAACTCCGCAGACAACGCTTGGCTTGGGTATTTCCACGCCGGAGGGGTGGTATTTAGTAATGGCGCAACTTTTGTAACCCCAGTAGGAACCGCCCCTGCCTACGGTTGCAGAGCATGGGTCAACTTTAACGGCACAGGTACAGTATCTATTCGTGCTAGTGGCAATGTGTCGAGTATTACGGATAATGGTACGGGCGATTACACGGTGAACTTCACCACGGCTATGCCAGATGCAAATTATTCTGTGGCAGGTACGGCTGGTTTGGCTGGCGCAGGTGGTGCCACTGCTAGTAGTCTAAAATTAAGAGATGATTTAACAGCCCCTACAACTACAGCGGTTCGCGTTACTTATGTTGGCACGGCGTTTACCGACGCAGACAGAGTGTTTGTTTCTATTTTCCGCTAAGGAAAAATCATGAATCAACGAATTATTTACCCAACAGATGACGGCGGCGTGGCTGTCATTATCCCTGCCCCTGAGTGTGGCTTAACCATCGAAGAAATCGCGGCTAAAGATGTGCCAGCAGGTAAGCCTTTTGAGATCGTAGATGTAGCAGATATTCCTTCCGACAGAACTTTCCGTGGAGCGTGGTCATGGGTCTAACAATCGACATCGACAAAGCTAAAGCCATTGGTCACGATATGCGTCGTGCTGCTCGTACTGAGGAATTCAAGCCTTATGACGAGGCTATAGCCAAGCAGATACCGGGGCAAGTTGATGGTGCAGAAGCGGCTCGACAAGTGATCCGTGACAAGTACGCAGCTATGCAGACCAGTATTGACGCAGCACAGACACCTGACGAGATTAAAGCTGCATTGGGGATTTGATAATGCAAAAGATTGCCTTTGGTGAATGGCTTCCAGATCAGCCCGGAGTAACAGGGGCGGTAACTGACGCTAAGAACTGTTATCCAGTTGCTAACGGTTATGCGCCTTTTAGGTCTGAGGCTGACTATTCTGATGCTGCTGCTCAGAATTTGCTTATTACGTTTGGCGG